AAACCTAAAGGGTGCTTTGGCACCCTTTTTTTATGCACATAAATAGTGGATACCGGAGAATATAATGACTGCAACTTCAAGAACACCAGAAAATACCAACTTCTTACAACCTACAAAGTTCCTGTTAACATTTGAACGAATTCCAAATGTTACTTACTTTTGTCAAGAAATTAACCTGCCTGGTTTATCGATACCACATATTGCAGTGCCTACTCCTGTTTTAGATTATCATGTTGCAGGTAATAAAATTGAATTCGGTGATTTAAATATCCGGTTCATGGTAGATGAAAAATTAAATTCTTGGAAAGATATCTACTACTGGATACAATCCATTGGTTCACCAAAAGGTTTCGATGTAAGAAATAGATTATCTGCATTACAAAATGCAAATAGTGAATCTAAATTTATCAATTATTCTGATGCAGTTTTGACTATATTAAATAACCTAAACAACCCAACTATTCGTGTTCATTTTGCACAATTATTTCCAGTATCTTTATCGGATATTCAATTTGATACAACTCTTTCTGCTGATAATATTATTACGGCCGATGCGAAGTTCATAGTTGAATATTTCGAGTTTGAACCCATCTAATATATAATACGTCAGTTGATTTTTATTCTTTTATTGTGGATTTATTATGGAACCTTTAGAAAAAATTTTAGAACTATGGAAAGAAGATTCTGTTATTGACCAAACAGAACCTAGTAGAGAACTTCTTCGTATACCAGTCCTTCACAGTAAGTATATTGACCTTCTTGCACATTACAAGATGGCCAGTAAAAAGTCACATTTTCAATTTTTAGAATTGAAACGCAAAAAGTGGGAATACTACACCGGTAAATTATCCAAAGATGAATTGGATGAATTGGGGTGGGAACCATTCCCGTTTACATTAAAATCAGATATTCAAATATATCTCGAATCTGACAAAGACTTAATCACCATAACCAAAAAGAAAGCAATAAACGATGAAGTAGTTTCTGTTATAGAATCTATCCTCGGAGAATTGAAACAAAGAACTTGGCAACTTAAAGAATATATTAATTGGGAGAAATTTGTAAGTGGCGGTTGATATCACAATTTCACAAGTCAACGAAGTCTATGTCAAATTGACTTGTGAAAAATATATAGCAAAAGAATTATCCGAGTATTTTACATTTTTTGTGCCAGGCTATAAATTTACTCCTGCATTTAAATCTAAAATATGGGATGGTAAGATACGTCTTTTTAACTTGACAACGAGACAAATATATGCAGGGTTAGTTCCCTATGTTTTGGAGTTTTGTGAAAATAATTCTTACACTCATGAATTCACATACAATAATGTTGAAGATGAGTTTAATGTATATCATGCAGAGAAATTCATCAAGAATTTGAACCTGCATTCGTATGGTGAACCAATCACAGTACATGAACACCAGTTAAAAGCGTTCATTGCGGCAATGCAGAGAAAGAAGGCATTATTCATCTCGCCTACCGCGTCTGGGAAGTCCCTCATCATCTATTTAATATTCAGACAACTCCTAGACTACCAAAACCTAAAAGGTCTCATAATCGTCCCTACAACGTCCTTGGTGAGTCAGTTGTATTCTGATATGCAGGACTACTCCAGCCATAATGAATTCAATGTAGAAGATAATGTACATTATATTTTTAGTGGTCAATCAAAACACTCGGATAAAAAATTAATTATTTCTACTTGGCAGTCATTACAGAATTTACCAGAAAATTACTTTGAACAATTTGATTATGTTATAGGGGATGAAGCACACAACTTCAAAGCCAATGAGTTGACCGATATCATGACCAATTTGATTAATACCAAATATCGTATCGGGTTGACTGGAACATTAGATGGAACTAAAACTCACAAGTTGGTATTAGAGGGGTTATTTGGTTCGTATGATAAAGTCATTTCCACAAAGGAATTGATTGACAAAAATCAACTTGCAAGTTTTAATATTAAATGTCTTGTATTGAAATACACAGAAGAAGATTGTAAAAAAATATACAAGTCACAATACAAGGATGAAATACAGTTTTTGATTTCTCATCATCAGAGAAATAAATTGATCAAAAACCTTGCATTGAGTATGAAGAAAAACACGTTGATTTTGTTCCAAATGGTTGACAAACATGGAGAAATATTATATAATTTAATTAAAGATTCTAAAAATATAGGGGATAGAAAAGTGTTTTTTGTTCACGGAGGAACAGAAACAACAGATAGAGAACTTATTCGTAAGATTATGGAATCAGAAGAAAATGCAATTATTGTTGCTTCCTATGGAACATTTTCTACTGGTATTAATATAAGAAACTTACATAATGTTATATTTGCTTCTCCTTCTAAATCCCGTATTAGGAATCTTCAATCCATAGGTCGTGTATTGAGAAAAGGTAAAGATAAAGATCAAGCTGTTCTTTATGATATATCTGATGACTTGAGAGTAGGGGTACATATGAATCATACTCTCAAACATTTTGTAGAAAGAGTCAAGATTTATACAGAAGAACGTTTTCCATACAAGATATATAAAATAGGTCTCAAAAATGAGAAATGTTAAAATAGTCCGAATGATTACTGGTGAAGATGTGATTTGTAATTTCATTGAAGATGATTATGGTACTCATATGAGTGAACCATTAGAAGTAACTGTAAAATTTGGAAAGAAAGGTGAACCTGCTGTGGTTCTAAAGAACTGGATACCACTAGAATTAGTAGTTGATAACATAACCAGGGTTAACCCCCGTAACATCATTGCTGTGTTTGATGTAAATGAAACTGTTATTGAATATTATAGCAGCACTATGGATAAGATCAATGATGCTATCGTAACATCAGTTAGATTGAAAGAGATGGAAGATGTGAATACAGAAGAAGAGATGATGGATGTTATGGCAGCATTACTTGAATCACAGAAGAAGACTCTACACTGATTGGTATATATTCCCTCTCCCTGAACTACATTCTTAGTATATACTAATTTTTTTAATTTGTCAAGCACTATTTTAGGTGAACATTATATGAGTGAAGAAATAATCGTAAAGAAGAAACGTGAGTATGTTAATAATGCAGATTTCTTGAACGCATTGATTAAGTATAAACAAGATACTGATAATGCAATTGAAAACGATTTACCTAAACCCAAAATCCCCAACTATATTGGTGAATGTTTTCAGAAGATTGCAAATGGGTTATCGCAGAAGCCTAACTTCATCAATTATACCTACAAGGATGAAATGATTGCAGATGGAGTAGAAAACTGTCTGATGTATTTCAGTAATTTTGACCCAACTAAAACTCAAAACCCATTTGCATATTTCACACAAATCATATACTATGCATTTCTCAGACGAATTCAAAAAGAGAAAAAGCAAATGTATATAAAATGTAAAGTCACAGAACAGATGGGTGTTTTGGATGAATATGAGTTGCAGGAACTAGAAGAAATGAATGGTACTCGTCAATTCGAATTATATGAAAATATCGCAGACTTTATAGAGAATTTTGAAACAACCAAAAAGAAAAAAATTATAAACAAATCAAAAGGGCTTGACAACTTCTTTGAAGAGTGATATAATGACACCTCATATAATTGTGTAAAGGTGTAAATCTATATTATGAAAGTTGCGTTAATAACCGATCAACATTTTGGATCAAGGAACGACAGTACATTGTTCCTTGATTATTACGATCAATTCTATAAAGAAACCTTCTTTCCTAAACTTATAGAAGAAGACATTAAGACTGTTCTGATTCTTGGTGATACATTTGATCGTAGAAAGTATATCAATTTCAACACATTACAAAGATCAAAGGAAATGTTCTTTGATAAACTTAAAGAAATGGATATTACAGTTTATATGTTGGCAGGTAATCACGATACTTATTTCAAGAATACCAACGAAGTAAACTCGGTTGATCTTCTATTAAGAGAATATGAGAATATTACAGTCATCGATAAACCAATGACCATTCATATGAATTATGAGAATGACACGGATGATATTCTCATGATACCGTGGATATGTGCAGATAATTATCAACGGTGTTTAGATGAGATTACTAACAGTTCTGCAACTCTATGTGCAGGTCATTTTGAAATTGCGGGGTTCTCGATGTATAGAGGACACCCATGCGAGGAAGGGTTAAAACGTGATATATTTAGGAAGTTCGATTATACCTTTAGTGGTCATTATCATCACAAGTCTTCTTCTGATGGGGTACATTATTTGGGAAACCCATACCAGCTCACATGGCAAGACTACGGTGATGAGCGCGGTTTTCATATCTTTGATTTGGGTAGTAGGACTCTTGATTTTATCAAAAATCCTTTCATGATGTTTGATCGTATCATATACGATGATACAAAAGATGTTCCTACTGAATTAGAAAATTACACCAACAAATATGTAAAAGTGGTTGTTGTAAATAAAACCCAACCGTATGTTTTTGATGTGTTTATGGATAAGTTGTATGCAGTTAATCCCGCAAACATTACTATTGTCGAAGACTTTACTGATTTGACAGAAGGGTTAAATGATGACGAAATCGACCAAGCAGAAGATACATTAACTATCATCAATAAGACAGTTGATACACTTGGTGAAGATATTGATAAAACTCGTATGAAGAATATTCTTCGTGAATTATACCTTGAAGCAATAAACAATGATAGTATTTAAATATGTTAGATGGCGTAACTTCCTTTCTACTGGAAATAACTGGACAGAACTTCAACTAAATCGGCATAGTGATACTCTTGTTATTGGTAACAATGGTGCGGGAAAATCTACTATGCTTGACGCTTTATGTTTTGTCTTATTTAGCAAACCATTCCGCAAAGTCAATAAACCACAGTTAATTAATTCAATTAACCAATCTAAATGTGAAGTTGAAGTTGAATTTTCTATAGGTAGTAAAGAGTATAAAATTATAAGGGGAATAAAACCCAACTTATTCGAAATATACTGTGATAATATCCTTTTAAATCAAGACTCTAAATCAAAAGACTATCAAGAGTATCTTGAACGTGTGATTCTTAAACTTAACTTTAAATCTTTCACACAAGTTGTTATTCTTGGTTCTGCTTCCTTTGTTCCGTTTATGCAGTTACCGGCTGCTGACAGAAGAGCAATCATTGAAGACCTGTTAGATATTCGTATCTTTTCTTCTATGAACCTCTTGGTCAAAGATAAGATGGCTGCACTAAAAGAACAAACACGTTCTGTTAAATATGAAATGGAGTTGACAACAACTAAGATTCAATTACAGAAGAATAACATAGAAGAAAATAAAGCACATAACGAAGAAGAGATCAAGAACAAGAAAAGTGAAATTGAATCTTCTCAATTACAATCAAGTAAACTCCAGAAAGACATTGAACTGATACAGAAACACATTAATAGTTTGTCATCCAAAATAGATGATGAATCTAAAGTTCGTGCCAAGAGTAAGAAAATACTACAAATGGAGTCTAAACTTGAGTCTACACTAACCAAGATAGAAAAGGATATTATTTTTTTCTCACAGAATGACCATTGCCCTACATGTACACAAACAATTAATGAACAAATTAAGAATGATAAGATAACCGAAAAATCATTAAAGAAATCAGAACTTCAGGATGGGTTATCCCAACTCTCCGAAGAATTACAGAAAACCAATAATCGGATTACTGCAATAGTGGAAATTAACAAAAATATAGTTAAACACATGAATGCAGTTACGGAACATAATGCAACTATTCGAGCAATCAATGAATATATAAGTAAACAACAGAAAGAAATAGAAAGACTTCTTGACCGCAAAGAAAACATTATTGGAGATAACTCTCAACTAAAAGAGTTAAAGGAACAACTTGCAGAGTTAATAAAAAAACAAGAAGAACTGTCTATTGAAAAACATTATTATGATTATGCTGCTGGGTTGTTGAAAGATACTGGTATCAAAACCAGAATCATCAAACAGTATCTTCCTATCATGAATAAGTTGATAAACAAATACTTATCAGCAATGGATTTCTTTGTTAATTTTAATATCAATGAAAATTTTGAGGAAACTATTAAGTCCAGACACAGAGATGATTTTTCTTATGATAGTTTCTCCGAAGGACAAAAAATGAGAATAGATTTGGCACTTCTCTTTGCTTGGAGACAGATTGCCAAAATGAAAAATTCTACTAACACAAACCTTTTAATATTGGACGAGGTATTTGATAGTAGTTTGGATGCGGTAGGAACAGAAGAGTTTCTAAAATTAATTCACGATATGGGGAACGATACTAACATATTTGTTATTTCCCACAAAGGCGACCAATTGTTTGATAAATTTAGGTCTGTTATTAAATTTGA